GCACGATCGTGTCGGTCTGGCCGGAGGAGACGGTGAATGTCCCCCATGTGATCGCCACGTCGGCGGTGTCGGTGGCGGGGCAGGTGAACTGGAACGCCCACGAGTTACCCCGCTGAACTTCGGTGTCCTGCGCCCGGGTCGGCTCCGTGACGGTGTAGCTCATGTGAGCGCCGCGTAATGCCAGCCACCATTGCGCACGTACAGCCGGCTGTTCGTCTTGTCCAAGCACAGCTGCCCGTCTTGCACAACCGCGAAGTCCGCGTCGGTCGGGATGCCGGCCTTGGTTGGGATGAACACCGACTGCCCCCAGCGATCGAGGACACCTGCCGTCTCGAGTCCGACCTGGACCATCGCGGTCGGCCCGGTGAGCTGTGGGCGGCGTACGGACAGCCGGCCGGTGTTGTCGCCGCCGACAGCCCACAGGGTCGCGCCGGAGGGCGTGATGTTGTCGCCTTCCCAGACGTCGACCATCACGTAGCCGCTGTTGATCAGCCGGAGCAGGATCGTGTTGTTTCCGCCGGTGTGGTTGTAGGTGCGCAGGTCCGAGATGCTGTAGTTGCCGTTCTGGAGGCAGATCAAGCCTTCGAAGGCGGTGGTGAGCGAACCCGCCTCGGTTCGGATGCCGCTGAGCGTCGAGGTCGCCACGTTGCCGAGCAGCATCACGCGGCGGTGGTACTGGATGAACTCGATGTCGGTCATGTGCAGGCTGTCCACCGCTGACATCGAGATCAGCTCTTCGGTGGTGTTTGCCTGTCCCGACATGTAGAGGTGCCGCAGCGAGCAGCGCGGCTGCCCGGCCGCGGTCTGCTCGATCTTGATGCAGGCGCCGGTGTTGCTCTGGTCCCACGTGACGTGGTGGATGTCGAATCCCCACAGGGGGTTGACGATCGTCGTGTCGTACTGGCCGATGCCGCGGTAGCAGTTCTGGAAGTACAGCTGGCCGGCTTCCCAGTTGTAGAAGCCGCCGGAGCCGACCCCGCCGTTGAATGCGAGCGCGATCGAGTGCGGCGAGGCCGGCGTCTGCTGGGTGGCGTACTTGAACACGGCACGGCGCACCGCGAACTGGTGGCTGGTGATCCCGGTGTATTCGAGGATCGGCATGTTGTTGCCGGTCTGAAGCAGCGTCGCGTACTTGAAGTCAAGCTCGAGGCCGAAGCACAGAGGAACCTGAATCGGTGCGGACAGCTTGTACGTGCCGGCAGGCGACTTCGACTTGCCACATCCTGAGAACAAGGAGGAAGCGACCGACGCGGCGGCGAGCTCATCAACCCAAGCCTGCAAAGCGCTCGTCGAGTCGGCTGCCCCGGTCGGGTCGGCTCCGAAGTCCTCCGGGGTGAGGTCCGCGATGGGGCTCGCGTTCGTCGTCGTGCCCGACGCGTTCCGTGGGGGAAACCACGGGTCCATCGCTGCGACAGCGGAGCCAGGCGCGTGAGTTACGCCGTGCTCCGCGAACGAAAAGCGGTCGACCATCTACCTACCGCCTCTCATTGGAAGATCAGAACTGCCTGTCAGCTCCACAAGGTGCCGCCGGCCCCATCGGAGGTCAGTACCTTGCCTGCGGTCAGCGGTGGGGTCGGGACGAGTTCCCCACCCAATGCGGTGATGTCCGCGGCCTCGAGCGTCACGGCACCTGTGCGGCCACCGAACGACGACACGTAGGTCAACACGGCGGTCACATCGTCAGCGGTGAGGGTCACTGCACCGTCGCGACCGTTGAACGACGCCACATAGGTGAGGAGCGCGGTCAGGTCGGCGAGGGTCAACGTCACGTAGCCGGTGCGCTTGTTGAACGACGACACACCAGCAGCGGCGGGCCCCGCCAAGCCGGTCTGCTGCGCCTGCAATGCACGGACCTGCTGCTCGAGGGCCGCGACCTTTCGCTCGAGCCCCATCAGTACGGGTCCCCGCCCGGTACGACGGTAGTGACCAGAGAGGCGTCGAAGGCGTTGGCGGCGATGTTGATCGTTCCGCCTTCAGCCATGAAGTCCCCGACTGTCGGCGCGGTCGCGGCGGTGTTGAGCAGCGACACGACGTCAAGGGGCTGCGTGGACAGGACCGCGAGCGCCGTCTTCGGGTCGTCGAGATGCCACAGGTCCACGTCGATCACGGGCGCGCCGATCTGCTCCTGCACCCCGGTCTGCACCCGCCACTTCGCCGCGGCATACGCCTGAGCGTCGGTGTCGACGATCAGCGTCTCGTCGACGGCGTGCAGCCCGTCTGCGGCGATCGACACGTCATCGGAGTACGTCTGCACCGCCCCGGACGGCGGGGTGATCGACGCGGAGTTGATCAGGTTCTCCACATCGTCGAGGTACTCGATGTTCGCTTCGATCTCGCCCTTCGCGGCGTCGAGGCGCAGCGCGGCGACCGGAGAGAACATGCGGGAACGGGCCCGTTGCACGATCCGGCCCTGCCCATCCGCGAACACCACTCCACCTTCGGCGTCGGCCGTGTCGTAGAGCGCCCGCTGCATGTCCAGCCCGTCGGTGTTGTGCGGGCCGACTGTGCCCACGCCCGGGTCGAGGACGTGCCCGAAGTTCTTGCGGTAGGTGAGGATCCGCGCGGCGTGCTGGTCAGTGGGCTCACCGGCGAATCCTGACCGAGCTGCGCGGAGATGATCCGCGAACCGGTCCAGCGACGGCGCGAACAGGTCGCTGTAGATCGCGAAGCACCACATGGTGCCGACGAGGTTGAACCCGAGCGACGTGATCGTGTCCATGTAGACACCGCCGACCCGGACTCCGTCGCAATACCAGCCGTCGCCGTGGATCATCACCAGCTGGTGGATCAAACCGTCGGCGACGAACGGGCCTGCGGTGGTCCCGTCACCGATGTGCCCGGCGGCGTCGATCCCGATGAACACGTCGTCGAAGTCGTCGGCGAACAGGACGGCTTCGTAGCCGGTGAACGTCGTGGTAAAGAAGATCTCCGCGGGCACGTCCCCTGACAGGGCGAACGCTGAGGTGGTGCCTCCGGTGCCGTCCCCGCCACCGACCCGGCCGTAGAAACCGCCTAGGCCGACGCCTGTCACAGAAGGGTCGGCGCAGCCGGTCACGTTCTGGAACACGACGTCCGGACCGCCGGCGCCGGGGAACGCCGCGATCGGCAACGTGCCCACGCCGCCGTCGTTCTTGATGTTCCCGAACGTCGGCCCCTGGTCGTTCAGCGGGTAGAAGATGCCGGTGTTACCCGCCGGCATATCCGCGAGAATCTCCTCGTACAGCATCGGGCGTAGGGGCAGCTCGGCGGCGAGCCGCCCGAGCATGTCCGACGCTGAGGCGGTGGCGACACCGAACAGGCCGCCGTAGGTGTAGCCGGCCCGCCACGAGTTGACCAGCCCATCGAACAGGTACACGGTCCGCACCACGTCGGCGCCGGTGTAGGTGCCAGTGGCGTCGCCATTGTCGACGAACCCGCCTTTGAGGAACAGGGCGGTGCCGTCCCCGAGGTCAAGGAGGAACCCTGCCGGGCCCGTCACGTCCGCCGTGCCGTCACTGTTGTCCGTGACGGTCAGACCGCCAGCGGGGATCGTGATGTCGCACCGAACCCGGCACCGAGCACGCTTCTTCACGTTCGGGTAGTACGGCGACGTCGCGAGACCGGGAGTGAACCTGCCGTCACGGTTGTCGAGGACGAACGAGCAGGTCCCAGCGCTGATGTCCGACCAGAGGTCCTGGCGCCCCCAACCGATCTGAACCGGCGCACCGTTGTCGGTGGTCAACACATGGTCGGTGACATCCGTCCACACCGGCGTGCCGCCGTAAGGGGTGCCGTCCAGGTCGACCTCGACGGTGACCTCGATGTCGAGCAGCCCGAGCCCCATCTACCCTCGCCGCCTACGGCCAAGGCCCGGACCCACGTTGGACTCGACCCTGTTAATCCCCGCCATGATCTTGCGAATCTCGTGGTCGCTGAACCCGAGCTGATGCAACGCGAGAGTGATCTGCGCGCCGCCCCGCGGATGCTCCCGGAAATGCTGCAAATGCCCGTCGATCGACTCCAACAGGTGGATCTGGCGTTGCCGATCGTGCCTGTCCTGCCGCAATGTGGCGCGTTCGTGAGGCGTGTTGACCGTGCCGGTAGCGATCTGCTTCGACGACGCAGCGATGCTGCGCTGGATCGCGTTCAACGACGAGATTGAGCCGTCCTGCCCGGACGTGATCTGGGTAAGAATCGAGATCGCGTCGGATGGGGCCATCCCGGAGATCTGCGCGAGGAGATTCGGGGACAGGCCCATCTTCTTCGCGCGGGCGAATAGCCCTGCGTAGCGCTGGTACATGCCCGCCTGCCCGGTCAGGTAGGTCCGGACGTTCCCGATGGTCGGGTTGCCGTTGTCGTCGGTGCCGAACACGTTCGAGATCCCGGCGTTACCGGCGATCGACCCGGACAGGCTCGAGATCGCCTGACGTCGGGCCTGCAAGTCCTGCTTGAGCCGGTCGGCGTACTTCTTCAGCAGGGCCTGCTGCTTACCGAGCGCGTTGTCGATGCGGGTGTTGAGGTTCCCGAGCATCGTCTGAACACCCTGAGAGAACGTCCGCTCGACCATGCCGGCTTCGCCGTGCCAGCCCTTCGTCAGCCCGACAGCGAGCTGATGCGCAACCTGCGCACCCGACAGGTACACCTCACGGCCATGACTGTTGACACCGATCGCGAGGCCCTGCGCGTACCACTGCCCGGCCTTGATCGCCTTCTTCGAAGGCGAATGCTCGTCGACACCTTGCTTGGACCGGGCGCCCTCATCGAGCTGGTTAGCGATCCAGGCACCGGCCGTCGCCACAACACCGGACAGGAAATGCGCCCCGGCCGCAAGGCCCTTCGCGTAGTTCTCGCCGGTCTTCTCGCCCTTGCCGTAAGCCTCACTGGACGTGTCGTCCATTTTTCCGGTGAGCTTGTGCAGCGACCCGATCACCTTGTCGATCTGGGCGGGCGTGGCATTCATGGAGGACAAGTACCTGAGTACCGCCTTGCCATTGCCGGTCGTCGCCGAGGCGGTAGCGATCATCTGCTTCTCGAGGCCGAGCGCGTGCTTGCGCATGAAGTCCTGCGACCGGCTGTTCTTCGCCCAGTTCGTGATCGACGTCTGCAACTTGCCGACCTGATCGTCGAGCATCTTCGCGTTCGCTTCGCCGGCCTTCGTGTTGTCGTTGATCTTGCCGGTGTTGCCGTTGGCGGCGGCGGCGATCTTGCGGATTCCATCGGCGAAGTCAATAGCCGCTTGATGTTCGGCGAGCGGCCCGCCGATCAGCAGGTCGAGTTTCGCGGTCAACGCGTCTACGGCAGTGGCAGAGCCGCGGGTCGCACGGCCCAGGGCGGCGTTCGCGGCCTTGAGCCGCTGGGTCGGGGAGAGCGCGGCAGCGATAACACCGCTGAGATCTTCGGTGCTGTTCAGGTTGATGTTCTGTGCGGTCGCGAGCCGGTTGATGGCCTTCTCTGACACGCCGAACTCGGCGGCAAGGTTGGCGACGTTCGTCCGTTCGCGGGCAGCAACCATGCCTTGTTCGGCGATACCAGCGGCGAGGGCCTTCGCCTGGTCGGTGTTCTCCTGCCCGGCGTTCCGCAGCGCTTTAAGGTGGTACACCATCGATGCGAGGTCCGCGGTGGAGCGGACAGAGGACGTGTGTTGGTCCTTCAACGCCGACACGTACTCGTGTCCGGCGGACGTGATGTCGTCGTAGTGGTCGTGGACTCGTCCGAACACGTAGGCGAGTCCCGCCGCTGCCGCCGTCAGGGCGGTCGTCACGGCGATCACCGGGTTGATGTTCAACGCTTCGAGCGCCGCCGCGAATCCGGCAGCGCCGCCGCCAGCGGTGGCGAAAGCCTCAGCCGCCCCGATCACTGCACCACGAAGAACGACGAACATCGCCGCCGCGTTGAGCGCAATCATCCGCCCGAAGGCGATGCCCATTTCCACGAGTTTCGGGACAAGCACCGCGGCCAGGACCCCGGCGAGGGCTTCAGCGGCGACCGTGTTGTGCGCGAAGAACCCGACCGTCGATCCGGCGACGTGCGCGATCGCACCGAACGCCTCCGCAACCCCCACCAGAGCAGGGAGCGCGACAGTCCCGAAGTCCGCGAGGGCATGCACCGCCTGCGTGGCGATCGGAATCAGAACGTTCCCGATCTTGATCGCGAAAGCCTCCACCAGCGCCCGCATCCGGTCCCACTGGTAGGAGAACGTCTTCGTGTACGCCGACCACGCCTGAGAGAACTTGCTGCCACCCTCGTCGACCTCGCGCAGCTTCTGCTGGTAACGGCCGAACTGTGTGAGCAGAACCGAGATGCCGGTACCGGCCTTCTTCGTGAAGGCGTCCTCCATGACCGTGCCCCACCGGTTAGCCGCGATCCCGGACGTGACGAACCGCTCGTGAAGCAACGTCAAAGCACCGGTCAGACCGCCCTTGGCGAGCGCCTTCTGCAACTGGTCGGCGGTGAGGTTGATCTGCCCGAGCGCCTGGTTGGCTTTCGGGGTGGCCACCGAGATCGACTGGACGGCCTGCCGCAGATAGGTCGCGGCTTGCGCCCCACGAATGTTGTTGTCGCCGAACACAGCCAGCGCGGCACCGGCCTGCGTCAGATCGACACCGAACGTCTTCACGACCGCGAGAACACCGGACCCGAGCGCTTCGGCGAGGTCCTGCATGTGCATGTCACCGGCGCCGACGATCGCGTTCAGCGCGCCCATCGCGTGGGAGAACGATCCGGCGCCCTTGATCCCGGACACGATCGTCGCGTTCAGCGCGTTCGTGACGTCGGTCAGGTCAGCGTTGCCGATCTTCGCACCCTCAGCGGCGATCTTCAGCTCATCCATCGCCTTCGCGCCACGCGCCCCCGTCGAGGCGATGTGGTACAGCGCTTCGGAGAGCTTCTCCGGGGCGGTGGCGGTCGGCCCGGCAAGCGACAAGATGCCTTTGCGCATCTGCTCGACCGCGGCCTGCGACACCCCGGCCTGGGTGTGGAGCTGTTCGGTGGACTTCTGGAAGTCCGACGCGAGCTTGATCGAATAGGCGCCCACCGCAGCGACAGCAACACCCGCGCCGAGCGCGTACTTCTTCCACGCCGCGCCAGCGATGTCGGCGTGCGCGGCCATCCGCTCGAACTCGCGTCCCGCGCCGGCATCAACCCCGAAGAACCGGTAGACGAGATCCTTGGAGGCCATTGCGGTGCCTCCTGACCGGGATCTACGGTGCCCACATGACGGCAGTCGTGGTGGTAGTCGTGCTGGTCCTGTTCGCCGTGGCGGTTGTGGTCGAGGTCCGCAAGCAGCAGAAGATGCCGCCGGGGGAACGGGCCGCATACCAGGCCGAGATCCGGCAGAAGCGCGGAACCCGCCACCAGCGGATCAGCGAAGCGGCCGTCCACACGCCGGGCGGGTTGACCTGCCCGAAATGTGGCGGGGCGCAGTTCAAGGCGCGTCGAAGCAACACGAAGCGGGTCACCTTGGCTGCGACCGCCGCGATCGCCACCCCGCTCACCCGACAAAACCAAGTGCAGTGCGTGACTTGCGGAACGAAGTTCAAACGGGGCTAGCGGAAGCCGGCGACCCGCGCGGTTTCCGTCATCGCACGAGCGAGTAGCAGCCCCACCGCCGGGTCGAGCGCGTCCAGCGGTTTCGTGAAGAACCCCGGCGCGACGTAGGTGTTCGACCACGCCTTCCGACTGCCATACACCGGGTGGCGGGCCACACCCTTGTCGATCGCGGGCAGGTCATGCCCCGTCTTACGGGCCCGGATCGCCACGCCCGCCGAACGAGGACCAGTCAGGATCGACGTTTTGATCGTCGCGTCCGCCACCCATTGGTTCAGCGGAACCGGCTTCCCACCTTTGGGGAGGGTTCCGAGCGCTGACTTGCGGACCGCATCGATCGCGGGCTTCGCGATCTCCCGCATGTTCGCCCGCGCCACCAGATACATGGTGCGGTCAGCTTCGCGGAGCTCGAGCGCCGCCGTCCGGAACGCCTGAGCGGTCGGATCAAGCGCCACCGACGCGCCCCTTTGCAGTGTTCATCGCCGCGTCAACCTCTCGCTCGATCTCTCTCCTGGCCTGGTTGTGCGCAGCGTCGATCGCGACCAGCCACGTCAACAGGTGAAACGGCGCCTCCCCGTCGACCGTCAAACCCTGCTCGTTCAGGGAGACACCGAGCTTCAGGAGCCGCCAAGCTCCGAGCTCTTCGACGGGGAGCCATCCGGTGACCTCTCGCCCTCGGAAGTGGTCTCGGACTCGGGCGAGAGTCCAGTAGGGCGCTCGTTGCCCGCCTCGTCCTGCTTCGGGCCAGGGTCGAACTCCGGGATGAGGATCGGTCGGTGCTTCGCGGCTGCTTCGATGATCGCCTTGTAGTCGCCATCGATCAGATCCTCGAGGGTCTCCTCGGACGGTTCGGTGTCGAAGGACCACTCGTCGATCAGGGTGACGGCGACCGCGTTCATCAGACCCTCGAACAGGTCCAGGTCGCCGTCCGCGATGTCCGACGCCGAGCCGTTTCCTGCAAGCACCTGATGGACGTTGACGGCGATACCGAGCCGGGTCTGCGCCCGGTCGATCGGCTTCCGCTGTCGGCGGGTGACCTGCTTCGGGTCGCGGAACGCCACCCAACCCCCGGAGGGCAGGTCATGCTTCTCGAACGCCTCGGCCATCTCAGTACGCCGTGCTGCGAGAGTTGGTGAGGGTAACGATCCCGGGCGAGTACCCGCCGCCCGCGGTCGTCACGTCCGTGGTGTTCGCGACACCAGTGAAGGAGATCGTGATCTCCATCCAGCCGTTGCCATTGCGGGTGATCGGCGCCTGCGTGAACAGGCCATCGGTGCAGAGAATGTCGAGGATGTTCGAGTCGGCGTCCGTCGTCGACAACTCCACTGAGGTCGCGGTGCCAGCGAGTTGCGGGGTGAGGAACGTGTCGTCCTCGTAGATCGCCGTCAACTGGCCGGAGATCGCGACCGGCCCACCCCAGATCGCGGTCGGTGACGTCGAGTTGTTCAGCGCGATGATCGGGTTCGTCGGGCGGGCGATCGTGATCTGCGCCGACTCGACCAGTGTCGTCGCGCTGCCACCGATCGTCACGACCGTCTTGTACGCGGCGGTCGCCTTCAACGCCGAGAACGACTGGGTGGGCTTCGACACTCCCGTCGACGCCTGCGCCTGCGCCTGCGACGAATGGGTCAGCAGACCGTCAGCACCGTAGGTGAGCTGGCAGGAGTTGAACACCCCGTAAGGGAACTGCCGCGCCTCGAACCCGTTGTAGTCGTACAGCGTGTACGTCGGCGCCTGGTAGGTGCCCGTGTTCAACACGCTCATCGTGTGCGTGTACGGGGCGCCCGACCCGGCCAGATCCTCCGCGCCCAGGATGCCTTTGAGGATGAACCCGATCGAGTCCATGAACACCGGGCCGTCGAAAGAGAACGTCCCCCAGCCCTGGGTGGGGATCTGATCGTAGGAATCGACGGCGCTGCCGCGCATCGCCTGATCCGCCACATAGTTGCGGACGTCTTCCGACGCGATGGTCGTCGCCGGGATGAACGTCGTCGGTGGGGTGACCGCCGTACCTGGGGTGACTTCCTTCACCAACCCCACGAACGAGGGGTAGACAGAGATCGGTGACGTCATGACTGCTCCTCGTTGTTACCGGTCAGGTTGTCGCCGCTGAGATGCGGCACGGTCGGGTCACCGTCTGGCAGCGGCTCGCCTACGTCCTTCGCGGCTTTCGCCGCCTTGCTCCCCGAGGTCACGAACCGCGGGTCGTCCTTCGGTGCTTCAGCGGGCGCCGGATCACCAGGCTTCAACCACAAACCGAAATCGGGGAAATACTGCTCGTCATCGCCCGCGAACACGCGACTAGACACAAGCGGCTCCTAGTAGAGGTTTCGGCACATGACGGTGAAGGCGAGTAGCGCGTAGCGGCCTTTCGCTGCCTCGTCTTCGGACTTCGGGCCTTCCAAAGCGACGTTCGACACCATCGCGGTCAGGCACGGCACAGCAGATGGCTGCGCGAGCAGATCGGCGCGTAGCTGTTCGATGAACGGGTCGAACACAGCGAACACCGCATCGCGGCACGCCTTCTGATCGGTGCCGCCCGCGCCGCGGTAGATGTAGCACGGAACCGCGAACTGCTCAACGAGCGTCGCATTGCCAAGAGTGAGCACAGCGACAGGACCATCTGCCGCCTGCCCGGACGAAAGATCCGGAGGACGGTCGACACCGATACCGAACATCGTGTGCCCGAGCAAAGTCGGCCAGCCATCGGTGACGATCACTTCGCTTGACGATGCTGTCGCGACGGTGTCGGCGAGCCCCTTGAGGTAGTCGACGACTGCCGGGATCGCGCTGCCCACTCACATCACCGTGACCTGGGCGGATGGGCCGAGCATTTCCGTGACCCGGTACGGCACGTAGTAGCCGAGGACGTTCTTACCGGGCTCGTTGTCGACGTCGATACCGGGCAGGTTCCCGGACTGCTGCGGCTGCCATTGTGTGCGGACCAGTTCGAGGGCCGCACCGCGAATGTTCGCGGGTACCGCAGCTCGGCCGGCGGTGTAGGTGACGGTCACGTTCTGGACGCCGGGTGCGAACCTTGTGGGGATGGCTGCCGAGGTTCGCAGCAGCGTGCCCTTCTCGGCGTCCATCCGATACCCGTAGGTCGTGTATGAGCCGCCGAGCGGTTCTTCGGTGAGCGGGTACGCGGTAGGTGTGTATTCGGTGACGGTCGCGACCGACAGCACCGGGCGGCGCTTCAAGAAGATCACCGGGCTGCCACCGTCATGGGTTTCGGTGTACTCGGCGGGGACGACCGGACCGCACAAGAACTCGATGATCGTGGTCGCCGCGTCGATGTAGCCGGACAGTTCCGTGTCGTCGTCGGTGTTACTGCTGGGGATGTTCAGCTCGGCTTTGACTTCGTCGAGGCTCACGACTTCGGTGAGGGGCACGGCGCCTCCCGAGTCTGCGAGTCGTAGTGGGCTTCGTCGAGGTAGACGCCGCCCTTGTAGTGGGAGGTCTTCACTGTCGTGTCGACGTGGATCGGGATGTCGCAGGCAGCCAACCTGACGCAGAACGACAGGTCCTCGGAGAACGTCCTACCGAGCGGGTGGGTGACGGGGGTGAACCATTCGTCGCCGTACTTCTCTCGGACCTTGAACAATGCCCTCCGGTGAACCAACAGGCACGCCGCGCCGGTCGCGGCGACCTTCGCGACCTGCTCGCGGGGATAGTCGAGCAGCGACCGGAACCCCGCCTCCGTGGCGGTCTCCACGAACTCATACACCGTCGGGACGGTGATGTACCGGGTGACATGCAGCGGTGCGCCCTCGTAGCGTCGGAGCGCGAAGCACAGACCACCCATGACGGGCCGCTGGTACCTGTGCGCCGAGTCGAGGAGCCTGTCCACCGTGTCGGGGGCGAACCCCATGTCGGAGTCGACCATGAACAGCCACTCGGAGTCGGTGCCGTCGAGGAACTGCGCGGCGATCTCGTTACGGCCGGCGACGATCCCACCTGTGCCGCAGTAGTTTCTCAGCTCTTTGCCGTCCGGGATGATTCGTCGTGACCCGAACGCGTCGGTCAGGTACAGGTCTTTGAGGCTCATCCCGAACGACGCGGACCATTCGCCGGGGTCGAGGAACCCGACCGAGACGACGCCCGGTTTCACTTCTTGACGGTGATGCGCCGCTTCCGGCCCGGCTCGGCTGTCGCGTCCTCGATGCCGACCGACTCGACGATCTTCCCGACGTCCTCACGCGGGGCGAACGCCCACCCGTAGGTTTTCACCAGCGGATCGTCGTCCGGGTAGTCGACGGCCGGGTCCAAAGCGACGTGCAGCCCGGTTTCGGGGTGCAGGACGGCGACCGTCTCAGTGGGATGCGGCATTGTGATGACTCCTCAGCACAGACTCCGGGTGGGTGGTGAGGCGAGGGGCCGGGCCGGAGTCGAGCACCGGCCCCTCGCCGTTCCTCGTGCTAGGCCGAGGTCTTGTCGACCAACATGCGGAACGCGTCGGTGTTGACGCAGTCCGCGCCGTTCCGCCACGTCGCGTACCAGCCGCGGCGCCCGTCCGGCAGGTTGTTCGCCGTGTTGAACAGATGCGGGATGTACTCGACGGACATCCCACCTGGACGGTCCACGATCACGTAGTTCGAGAAGTCCCCGAACACGATCTCGTTGTCCAGCGCGGTCGTGGTCTGCGTGGTCGGGGCGTCGTCGGACTCCACAACCTCGTGGCCGAGGATCCGGCCAGCGGTCGGCTCCCGCAGGTCCCCGGAGTAGGACGCCGACACCGCAGTGCCGAGCGCCTTCACCGCGAGGGTGTACAGCGGGTTCGCGAGCCACTTCGACGAGCCCCGGTAGCGAACCGGGACGGCCTTGTAGACGGCGTGGAGGTCCACGAGGCCGATCGTCGCCGCTGTGGTTGACGTCACCTGCGAGCCGCTCACCGCGTTGATCGCGGTGAAGATGCCCTTGGGTGCGGTCGTGCCGGGGCCGGTCGCGTGCGCGGCGCCTTCGAGACGGTCGCGGGCGTCCGCGAACATCATCATCAGGTCCGAGGACAGGTTCGCGATGTCCTCCGCAGCGGAGATCGACACCTGCGCGAGCGCCTGTGCCCGCACAGTCGGGATGCCGACCGTGCCGACAGTCGGCGTGTCGTCGGAAACCTCGACGACCTCACCGTCCCACGATGCGGTGATGCCGGCGCTGGTGACGCCGTTCCACTGCGGCTGACCGTCGGTGAGGGTCACGACACGCGAGATGCCGCGGATCACGTTCGACGAGCCCGCGTTCTGAAGCATGATCGTCGGGTCGAGGTGCGTCGGCAGCAGGTACTTGCCGTTCGCGTTCGTGGTGACACCGAGAACGGTGCGCTCCTCCGCGGTCAGGTCGTACTCGCGGCCCAGCAGGATCTTGCCGAACGCCGAGGAGTACTCGTGGGTGGAGCGGATCAGGATCGACCGCGCCCACTCCCGGTCCGCCGAGTGCGCCTTGATGACCGCCGTCGCGCGTGCGAGGCCGTCCCCGTCACCGACGATCTGCTCGAGTGAGCGGACAGCGGAGTCGGCCAGGTCGCGCGGGGACGCGGATCGGTCCTCGAACACCTCGTAGCCGGTGCGGGTCGTGGTCTTCACCTCGGGTGCCGTCCTTTCGACGTGCTCCGGGATGTCGGCCAGAGCGGCGAGCTTGCCGTGCCGGTCGAGCAGGTCGACGGCTTCCTTGCGAAGCGCCAGACCGTCGTCGAACGCGGCCTGCTCGTCGTCGGTCAGCGACCGGACGGTGCCTTCGGCGTCCTGGTGCAGGTTGCGGAGAGCGTCGGCGAGGTAGTCGCCGATCTCCTTCAGTTCCTTCGGGGACTTGCCCCGGAGCTCGTCACGCATAGTGAGATTCCGTTCTCGAGGAGCGCGTCGCCGCGCAGTTGGCCGGCGCGGGTGCGCGCGGCTTCGTCCTCGGAGTGGTCTCCCGGCTCCTCGGTGGGGGTGGCGGCTCCGTCTCCTTCGAGGGGAGTGCCGAGCATCCGCGCCAGTTCGGCGCGTGTCTTCGGGTCCTTCAACTGCGCGGCTAGGTCACGCACAGCGACGGACGTCCCGGCGTAGGCCGGGAACACGACAGGCCCCAACTCGGGGACTTTCAGTTCCTTGAGGGTGCGCTGCAACGGTCCGTTCTTGTCCGGGGACCACAGCAGCCGCGAGATCTCGTTCGGGTCGGTGAGCAGTTTCCCGGTGGTGTCGCGCCACTCCTCTTTCACGACGTTGAACCGGAACGACATGCCGTCGATCGCCCCGGAGGCGATCGCGTCCCGCACAGGCTGGATCAGGGTGTTGTCGTGCAGCCGGGCCTTGACATGCAGGCCGGAGCGGTCCTCTGCGAGGCTTTCGATCATCCCGATCGGGATCGACCCGATCGAGGCGTGCCGGCCGTGGTCGAACTGCAAGACCGGCGTGCGTTCCTGGATCGACTTCTTGAACGCGCCACGCGCGATCTGCTCGTCGAACACGCCTTCCCACGAGTCGATGCGGGTCGGGTCGTTGAACACCGCCGCGTACCCTTCGAGGGTCAAACCGTCCGCGTTGCCGTCCGCAGAGCGGACAAGCTCGAACGGCACAGACCGGAGCAGGTCTTCGGTCACCGTCATGGTCACTGTGAGCCTCCTGCCGGGATCTCGCCGTTTCCGGGCGGTTGAAGTTGCACGCTGTACAGGCCGGTGTGAGTGAGCAGGTTCGGGTTCTCCTGCTCGACGGCGCTGACCACCGTCATCGGCTCGTATCCGGCGTTGACGAGGGTGAGGATCGCTGTCGCCTTCTTCTCCTGGATGGTCGCCGCGTCCGTGCGGTCATCGGAGAAAAACGCCACCTTCGAGTCGTCGTAGAACAGGCGGGCGTTCGAGTTCGGAGCCGGGACGAGCGTTTCCAGGGCTGCGGCAGCCGACCGGTACAGCGGGCGCATCGTGCCGTCAGCGAACCGGCGCCGCGCCGCCGTGTAGTTACCGGCGTTCAACGACGAGCCTTTGAGGGAGTCCTTCAGCCCGACGAGCGTCGCAGGCACCCCGGCGGCGGCGGCGATCCTCACCTCGTCGCGGCCCTGTGTCTCGTCGAAGGCGAGCTCGTTGAGTTTCGTGCCGACAACAGTCGCGTCCGCACCAGGCGCCAAATACAAGGTCTTGTAGGCGTTCCCACGGCCCGTGTACTCTTGGTTCATCTTCTGCTTGAACCGTTCGAACTCGTCGGGGCTCATCACGTTCTCGGGGAACTTCACGACCATGTTCGGGGTCGCGCCGTTGTCGTAAAAGTTCGTGCGGTGCGCCATCGCGGAAGCGTCGGACTGGATCTCACGGATCACCGGTGTCAACCAGGACATGCCCCGGTATTCGGCGTCCGGGTCCGGGATCGGCGACCAGTGGCACACCTCGTCGGGCAGGTAGGTGAAGGACCGTCCGCCGTTCAACGGCTGGTACAGGTAGCCGGCGACATCAACCAGCTCGTCTTCGAGCGGGTTGCCGGTGAGGATGATCGACATGCGCCGCGGGTCGCGGCGGTACAGACGGTCGTTTCGGTAGACCGCGTAGAAGTTGCCTGCGAGGTCCGCGTCCTGGATCATTCGGGTCGCGAGCTCGCCTGTTGTGCCGTTCGGCCACGGATGTTGCAGCAGGTCCAGGCCGGGCCCACCGAAGAAGTCGGCGATCTGCCCGTCCCGGGTCCCAGCGAACCGGAAGGTGATCTCGGCGAACACCGACTGCCGCAGGCCCATGCACGCGAAGACCGTGCTGTTGGTCTTGTAGTTCTCGATCAGGTTGTCGGAGCGTTCCGCGACCTTGCCACTCGTGCCGATCTGGACGGTCGTCGCGCCGAGCGGGAACGACGCGCCCGCCATCTGCTTCCACGCGACATAGTCGTCGAGGCTGTAACGCTCCTCCCCTTTACGGTGCAGGTCGCGTAGCGCCACGGTCTGCTCCGATCAGGAAGTAAGCCGCCCAGATGGCGCCCGCGCCGAGCGGGACGAAACCGAGATACCAGACAGGGGAGAAGAACCCGACGAGGGAGATCAGTACGACACCCGCAGCGAACACGGCAACGTCGAGCTTCACCCGTATGCCCCCCAGAAGGTTCGCCGTTCCTTGGCTGCGAGCGCGAACGCTTGCGTGGCGGCGACTAGCGCCGTGATGTTCTCGCCGTCCCATCGCCACGCATCACCAGAGGTTTTCCGGGTTGCGACGGTGACCGCTTCGGTGAGTTCGGGTTGCGGGTCCGGGTAGATCAGGGTCCCGTCGATGACCGCGTCGTAGAACGCGCCGCACGCCTGCGTGTACAGCTGACCGGGGATAGGCACGATCCGCACACCTGCGTCCTCGAGCCGCGGGATAAGCGCACCGGCCGGGTGGCTTGGGGCGACCGCCACCTGCGCACTGTGACGTTTCGCCAACTCGATGACTTTCGGGACAAACCAGTCACCGTTCGTTCCGCAGACCACAACCTCAACGACAACTTGCCCGTCCAATGAGCTGGCACTGGCGAGAACCGCGCGGCCACGGTCCCGAGAAACCGACACCGCCAGCGACGGCACACCCGACGCGGTAGCACCGGTCTTGCCGCGTGCCTTCCACGTGGTGAGCGGGATCGCGCCGCCTTGCGCATCCCAGATCCCGAGACCTTCCCGCTGGAAAGAGTCCGCGCCGAGCTTCTTACGCATCCGCAAGATCGCTTCGCGCGGCGTCTCACCCGGGAAGGAAGGGTTGGCCTTCTCGACTTGCCGCCAGTCAGACGCGGTCAGCGCAGCGGGCAGCGCGGTCGGCTGGAAACCGTCGTCCGCGCCGAACTCCACCCACCCGGTGTCAGTGTCCTCACCCGACAGGGCCTCGGTACGCATCCGGGTGAACACCTCGGACTTGTCCTCAGGCTTCGGCGGGGTACCCATGAACAGCAGCAACGCGCCCGTGTTCTGCCGGGACTGGTTCGTCGCCGGCACCATGTCGTCGAGCGCACCCTCACCGAGGATCTGCGCCTCGTCGTAGATCAGGACGTCGACCTCGTCGAAACCGCGACCGAAGCCACGCTCCCGGGCCCCGAACAAGATCCGCGACCCATTCGTGAACCGGATCTCCTCCTCACCCGAACCGAGGATGATCTTCGCGATATGCGGCCAGATCTTGCGCCGCCGCGCGAACACCTGCAACTTGCCGAACGTCTCCTCCGCAGTACGGAGCCGGTGCGCCGTCCAAATCACCGTCAGACCAGGCCGCAGCAGACACAACGCGAACACGATCGCCGCGACCAGGAACGTCTTACCGACCTGCCGCGGAATCGACAGGCCCGTACCGCCGATCGTCGCCGCGTACTTCCCGTCCTCACGCTTCGCCAG